CTCCCATTGGTAGCCAGGGAGCGGTGACAAAGCGAACAAGGAGTGGCTGTAATAGCCATCGCTAGAGTAATTTGATGAGCTAGCGCCCCTAAAATGGGCAGCAAAACGCTTCACCAAACTACGGATCGAAACAGGCGACTCGATATGGTTAATCGCTGTCGCGAACTCAGGAAACGCGGGTGGTCCATTAATATGGCACATGGCAGGGCCAACTTGGCCTGTCGACTCAAAATCAACAGAAGAGGGCGTGTTCACATCTCGAGGAACAGTCATCACCTTGGACTGGTTAACACCAGCCCCCCAATATTGAACATTGAGTAGGTCAGGCCCCGCCACCATGTAATCAGGACCCCCCCGGATAGTCAAACTGCACTGAATGTCATTGTTTGTCGTCAATGGTGCAGTAAGAGGCGCCTCAACATAAAAGAAGAGAACGCCATTATCATTGTTTGCACTAAAAGTAGGAGAAGTGCTAACAATCGTTCCTGGCATGCCCGTAGCGCTCACAGCGCTAGTGGACCCGGTTTGGAGCCACGCACGATTGTGGGACCATCCTACGGAGATATCAATCTCGCGGGAAGAGTCGAGATCCACAATACAGTGGCTGCGCAAACCATAGGGCTCTGTTCCGATGGTGGAGCCCACCGGCTCATAGACGATGCGGAGCCTGCCACGATGTTGGTTCGAGGCGGAAACACGCAATCGGTAAATTAAACTACCACGCCACCTAGTGAATGGCATGCTGGCATAGCAAATATTTGTTGTAGCAATCCAAGTTGTCCCATCATAGGCACACAAACGAGGCGTCACGGGTAGAGTCATGATGGCTGTCCCAGCCGCATCGGAAATGTTCCAAACAAATCGATACAAAAGGGACGATGACTCAAACCACGTTGACAACGTCATCTCGTCTTTGTCAGTTAGGCCAACGACATTCGGCCCAACAGAGAAGGACGCATTAGAGTCAAAAGTGACTAGGCCACTCGTCGATGGCATATCTGTGAGGGCATATGAACTCGCTGGACGCAAGACCATAGGCATCGGAGCCCTCACATCCGTCGCTACAGAAAACCCCAATGCAGCCGCCACCCTCTCGCCAAGAGTGGCAGCTATCTCGAAAGGGGCAGACCATGGCGCGACAGCTGGGACAACGTCCCTGACTATTCGCAAAATATTACCAGCAGATCTGAAGGCCACAGTAACCGGGCCATCAGGTTTGGTCTCACTAGGTAAACGTTTGTTGTCATTAGGCTTTTTGACAACCTTCGACTGGGAAAACGGTGCATACCCAGTCGGACCGACCAGAACGACATCAGTGAGCCACGCTCGGACGACAACACGAACATCCGGCACAGACGCTGCATTGGAAAACCCCAAAGTCGCCAAAGGGGCAAACCAAAGATAAGGGACCGTACGTTGAACATTTGGTGATGTCAACGTACCCAGCGTAATATCCAGATAAGGTGTTGTTTGTGCAAACCCAACCTCATGTTCAATGACAGATGGGTTGGCCGCAGACAAAATGACATGGTGCATCTTTGACAAAACATAGGGACCACTAGTCGCAATGGGCTCAGAGCCCGCAATTGGTGTACCAGGTGTGGTATTGGCATACTCAATAGCAGCTAGCAAATCCCCGAAATGAAACGCAGTAGGATGCCACTCAAATCGCAAATGCATTGTGAACCGCATTCGCGAGTATCCGTAGAGCTTTCTGACGACCGCCGCGTTGTTGAGGTATAAGCTATAGAGGTTGTAGTTACCTGTGGTGTAAGCACTAGTCCATGCAAAGTCAATGATGTTGATCGGTCTGCTAAAGAACTCGTTGAAGTCGATAGCAGGTTCATTAATGTACGTGGGTACAAGCGTCGGATGAACAATAGACGCCTGGATGAGAGACGACTCGGCGTGTTGCAAGTCGCCCTCCCCCTCAACGGCCGTCGGTTGAGCGGCCGTCCCAGCAACCGGAACAGCAGAAGCTCCAGTAATCGAGGGAAGGATGGTTGATTTTTGTTGAATAAAGTCGGTAGACAATGTTTATAGACTAGCGGAGATGTCTAACTCTCGCAAGTCTGTTTGGTCCGTGCGACTTACAGTCGCCAGTGTTGGCCAGCTGCCTCAGGTGGACCGACCTGAGTTTCGACACACTATTAGCCAACACCGCCCACTTCTACACCGTGGGATGGCGGCCCGCTGGGCTATGCTTTATCCACGCGATGGGATGGGGCTAAACCCCCCTCCCAAACACGAAGATCACCTGAAAGGAGCTCATCCTCCAACTTGCAAACTTGCGGGAAGGCCACAAAGACCGGAAGGGTCTTAGCGGCCTGCTCAAGCTTGGGTAGCCAAGTGTTGAGAACCTCATTCCCATGAAGCCAAAGCTCACGGTAAACATTCACCAAACAGTCCGCATCACGGACGTCTGGAGCAACATTCTCCGATGCTCTAGCATACACGAGTTGCTTAACAATCGACTCCATGTCAAGCGCCAGCGTCCAACGTTGGACGCCAGCATGCCAAACAAACGTCCTCTTCAAGAACGTTAGCTCGGTATGTGGCTTGTACGCCACTCCGGGTTCGGATTTATCTGAAGCTGTCATTCGATGCCCAGTAAGTCGTAATGCGACATCCCGGATACCGACAGGTGTGTACCAAGACCTGATTTCTTTTGATGGGAAAACATCAAAATCATCGCCAAAAACAAGACACGCAACATGTTGCCAAAACTCAAGCTTGTCATCAGGCTTAAGCTCCTCGAAAGAAAGCCATAGCAAAAAGATGACCAGCAAAGAGTTCCACAGGGTCGTGCCAGTACAGCCCGACGGATTGCCGTCAGTGAGGAACAAAATCATTGTATCAATGTTAATGAACCTCGGACAGAACGAATTCAAAACAGCCCAACAGCTATCTAAATACTTCTGATCACAACCAAGAGACTTGCCTATCGCGATGATAACGGCACAGACAGCTCGGAGCTGCCCAACCGCATAACGTAGGTCAAACTTCTCCCAGTCCCCATCATACCCACACAAATCCGGACAAACCTTACGGATCTCATCCAACATGTCATGAGCATCCGCTGCGGCATTAGCACCAACCATGATGCCAAACCGCTTACGATTCCTGAAGACGAGATCAATCAGTGGATTCAACCACCGACGAGCAACCAAATAGCTGACAATTGACGGATTACTAATGAAGCGTGTGGAACACTTCTTAATCTTACGCCAAAGTCGTAGCTCATCCTTAGGAAACATATTCCAGGCGGATTCAACAACACCCGAAAACAATTGCTGTTCGTAGGCATCACAAGCCAACCGAAGAGACTCACTGATGACATAAACGTCACCCACTCGAGATACGTACCTGCCTTTAGAGCCCGGGAAGCCCGGGCCGGCAGATTTACTCAAATCAATCGAGT